GTTCTGCCGGTGGCGCCTCCTCCACAGGCTGGTATTCCGGTGAACAGGCGGCAAATTGTCAGCAGCATCGTGGTCAAGGGAGAGCAGATATCGGGCAAGAAAAATCGCTTTGTGGCGAAGATGGCATCGGGGCACGTGAACCTTTTCCATCGGACGGGCGAAAAGACCGAGAGTGGCAAGGATCAAATTGATCAGGAATTTAGACCCGCTGTGCCTGAGTTAATCGGCAGCAAAGTCATCCGTCCAAAAATCGAGCAACGGATTGGCGAGGTCTTCCAAGCGCGAGTCCTCCATCACGTGCAAAGAGAGCTGAAGGAGATCTCAGAGAAGAAATGACACTAGACGAGAAATTGCGGAAATTGACTCTTGGGACAAAGCCAGTGTCCGAGCTGACCTACATGAAGGGAATCGCCTTGTTGTTGGCCGGGATGCAAGCGCAGAAGAGCGGGAAGATGATGCCAGATGACTTCTTGAGCTTTGTCATAGGCTACTGCCTGCGGAATGACGTGCAGGAGCTTCCAGACGACGTTGGGATGGGTGGCGAGGCGGAAGAGGGCACAGACGAGCCAGAATCGGCCATTAGGAAGCTGTGGGCACCTTACAGGGAGAGGATCTTGGCTAAAAGCGGTGAGATCTGGAAGAACTAGGAGAATGAACACATGACAGAAGAAGTGCAAGAATTGCAGCTAAAGGCAGCGGAGGCAAAGAGAGAACTGGTGCGCCTCGAAAATGAGGAAAAATTGGCTCGCAGGAAATGGGACCAAGTGCAACAGGATCTCAACAAGGCGCGAGAAACCTTGAACCGTGCGGAATTCGTGATGCACTCAACGCCCGGAGCATCACCGGAGATTCCCGTTCCCAGCTACGAGGAGATGCTGAGGATGGTCGCGGAGCAATCCCCAGATCTAAGCCACCAAGAGCGAATTGCCATGGTGGGACTGCTACGGTCGGGCTTTGCGGGATCTAACATTGGCGCGAATTTCAACAAAAGCCATGGACAGCCATATGCGACGGGAGACGTAGAGGACGTGTCGGCACACTCACACAATATCCCTAGTGCGGCTGAGATCTACGGACCTATCGGGCAAAAGAAGAATTATGGCTAATGTTAATGCGACTGTGACGATCAATGCGGCAATGCAAGCGCAAGGTGACAACCATCCGTTTGGCCAGACGGGTATTGTGTTCAGCAACGTAGTGCGTACAAACGGCGATTGGTTGGAAGCGTTTATCAGTGGAGATGATTGGTAAGCCATGCCAGGAACGGACGTACCAGTTGTAACCACAGATCCGGCTGTCCAAGCGGATGTGATGGACCGTGCGAAAGCGGCTCTGCGGGCGAAGAACATCAAGGAGTTCAAGTCGGTCCTCAATTGCGCGGGTCTGCTGTGCTTTCCCAATGGAGTGGCGATCCAGAGCGGGATCAACGTGGAGTTTGTCGGGAAGGGTATCTATAACGGCAAATGGATTATCCAGAAGGAAGTATTACACATCACTGAGAACAAGTTCGTCACCGAGTTAGAGTTTAGGAAGTGTATCGATCCCGAACCTACTACTGAAGTGATCACCCAAGTTCAGAATGATCCTGATCCCGACCCTGATCCTGATCCTCAGACTTGAGCGACTACTTGGTAGGCGAGGCTCTAACGAAATCGAGGGGTCTTGGATCGGGACGAGGGGTTGGGAAAGCTCACGATTCGTGAGGAATTGGTCAGCGAGATTCAGCGGGACTTGGATAGGGGGCAATGGATGAGGAGCATGAATAGGAATTGAGATGAGGTGAAGTGCCATAGGTAGCCGGGGGAATGGACTTGGATGATTTGACACGTGTCAAATCGGGGTCTGGGAGGTCTAGGGTCCTCCCTCGGCTTTTTTTTCATCAGGGGGGTGCGAGGCACGCCACGAGATTTTTGCGACAAGTTTATAATTACTAGAATTGCCTATCAATAATGAGGAATGCGGAACGCATAATTAGCTCACCACGAGCACAAATGTTCGCAACTGTGGACGAAATCGTTCAATGGATTCCTATTACACGTGCTTATGTTGGACAATTGGTCAAAGAAGGCATCCTGAAGTACGCAACTAATTCAGATGGCGATATAATTTTTCATAAATACAATCTCCAAGCGACAGTTCGTGCCTATATTTCCTATGTGAGTTCCAAGCGCAAAGACAAACCCGTTAGCCAGACTGAGCTGGATCAGGCGAGGGTCGAGCGCATTCGCGGACAGAGCGAGCGCAACGAGATTGAAATGATGAAACTCAAGGGCGAGTTAATCAACGCCGAAGAACTGGACGGGGTAATGGCTGATATGCTGATTACTGTAAGAAACCGATTGTTGGGCATTCCCGCACATGCGACGCGAATGTTGTTAGGGCGCGAGAATTACGATGAAGTCTGCGGTATCCTCACAGAAGAGATCGAGAAGGCCCTCGAATATTTTCGCCCAATCACCGTTGAGGAGGTCCGCGCACAAAATCAAAAGCTCAAAGGCTACCAAGATATTGCCAATGAATTTGATAACGCCAAGAAAGAGGAACAAAATGAAATTTGACACGTGTCAAAAGCTGCTTGGGTATCTTTTTCTCCCGGCTCTACTCCTCGCGACCTACCTATTCGTTAACTCCATTCCAAAATTATGAATATTTCAGACTTTATGCTCTCCTCATCCCCTTCGGTATCGATACCGACATCCTCGGAGGTTCCTAGTTCTTCTACTCCGGGGGTGCGGGATGGCGAGCAGCCAAAGATAGTGGTAGGCCATGATACCAGTGGCAAGGCGTACATCGCAGGCTACGTGGATGGCGACGGACGCTCGATCACTGCGGAGGAATTTCACCGACACTCGATGCTGGGTGATATCCGGCTCACCCATCCCATCCTCAACCGCGAGAAACCGAACGCATTTCAGAAGCATCGAGAAGTTCTGACCGAGCGTGAGAAAGCAGACGCCCAACGTATCGCGGCAACGTTCGCGAGGAAGATGAAGCAATGAGTAAGCACAAACCCAATCCTCCTATGACGCTGAAACCGAAGCAGCCAGAGCGTATCGTCCAGCGACAGATTCAGAAGCAACTGAACAAGCGGAAGAAGGGCTGATCTCATGGCTATTCAGCCTATTCAAAGCCAGATCAATATCGGCGGACGGATGCTGTCCACGATGCCCGCAGCCGTGCGTGGAGCACAGCTGCAGCTTCTCGCTCTGCGGACCAGTGTCATCCGTACCAATACCACCCTAATGAGTCTGGGGAAGGGGCTGCTGGGGTTTGGGGCGAGCTTCTTGGCTTTTGAGGGGATCAAGAGCTTCCTAAAGGAAAGTATTGACCTCGCCAAAGAGGAGAAGGGTGTTCATGCGGCATTGCTCTTGACCATCACCAATCAGAACAAGCTGCGAGGGATGGGAGTCGCGCAAGCAACTGCACTGGGTAAGGAGCAAGTCGAGGCAATCGAAGCGACATCGAAAGCTCTGCAGGAGCAGTCAGGATTTTCCAAGGAGATCTTCAATTCCTACGCCAAGACTTTGAGTATGTATCGGCTGACACCCAAGGCGATTCGTGAGGCGATGCCAGCGTTAGCGGATCTCGTTGCCTACCAGAAGAAAGCCGGAATGGACGTCACAGCTAACGCGGATGCTTTTGGTAAAGCCATGCTTGGGTTTCCCAAGGCTCTTAAGTCAATCGGAATCGAGTGGAACAAAATCCAGCTAGCGAACTTCATGAAGCTGGACAATATCCAAAAGTTCCAAGCCTTGATCCACGGCATGGAGAATGCCTATGGAGGGGCTGCAAGTAGTCAAGATCCGTTAGTGAAAGCTGCCAACCTAGCCAAGCTGCACTGGGAAGAGACAAAGATAGCAATCGGAGAAAATTGGCTCCCAATTCAGAGGAAACTTACTGTGTTTTTCGGCTCGATTGCGGACATGATTGCGCCGTCGCTGATCAAGCTTTCAAAATTCATTTCGGAGCAATTCGATTCGTGGGTGGCGATCATCAAACAGTCAGTCCTTCCGATGATTCAGAAGCTTACGAAGGATGGGTGGAACCTTTTGTCGCAAGGGATTGCCTTGTTCAAGCAGAATTCCAGTTGGTTGGTTCCGTGGATCGGTGAAGCAGTGAAGGCAATCGGGATTTGGACCTTCGTTATCGGTCCCCTGATTGCTGTTATCAAAGATCTGCGATTGGTGTTAATAGCACTCACGGCGACCAACCCATGGTTGTTCATAGCCACTGCTGCGGCTGCAGCAGCCGTATACACGATCACCCATTGGCAGCAGGTGAAGCAATGGTTCAAAGATTTCGCAGAGTGGATGGTAGGAACGAACATATACAATGCGACGCTAGAGCCTGAAGGTGTTCGCCGAGGGTTCAAGAAGGGTGAGCTGCCTCGGGCGCAACCTGTCCAATTGGGATGGATAGCGAATATTCAAAAGTGGTTCACGACTGATTTGCCAGTTCTATGGAAGAAAGCTGGTGATGTGCTCAATCAGTTCTTCTTGGTGACACTAGCTGGATGGGATAAGGCGTTTGATGCTTGGCTAGATGATAACATGCCGAAGTGGGGTGCTGCGATATCGACTTGGTTCAAGAATGTGTGGACGGCTCTAGTCACATGGATGATCCCCAACGTCTGGGGTGCGATGGTAGAGAGTGTTAAGGGTGTAGGGGATGCGATAAATGCTTTCCTGATCCATCCTATAACGACGATCAAAGACTTGTGGGACAAGTTCCTCGAGTCGCTAAAGCCACCTACTACACCTTTCTATCCTACAGGACCGGGAGATCCTATTCCAAGTCGCGTTCCGGGACCAAATCAGAACACAGCTATTAAGCCATGGAATGGACTCTTTACCTCTGGGTGGTATGGCAGCAAATTCGGAGAGTTTAACACAGATGCGAATTATGGCCCTATTACAGATAGCAGGGGGAGACGGAATCGCTTAGGCAAAGGCGGAATGGCAGTCAGTCCCGATTCAGGATACAGGCTCGGGGAGTACGTCGATATCATTGATCCGAGTACGGGGAAAGTAATTCGTCGCAACGAATTAGTAAACGATTGGAGTTTTCGTGCGCCTCGTGTACCCAACCATCACACGTTCGAGTTGAACAATGATCGGATCAAACAGGACAAAGCGATTTTGAGGAGAAGTCTTATTCAGGCACCATTGCCGATCACGGATCGGAAGATCTGAGCAGCAAATTTGCGGAACATCATAGGCGAGCAGTGGAGAAATTCCGAGAAATGCTCGCAGAGGCTATCCAGCAGGATCATCGAGCGAGATTCGCGTAACGTCACTTTTGACACGTGTCAAATTAAGAGAATGGCTATTCCATCTGTTCCGTCGGTTCCTTCGATATCGGGGGTGCTCGTATACAATACGACATTCACGATCCTCATTGGTGCGGACAAGTCCAGTCTGGTGGATATCACGAAGACACTCCCACCAATGGAGCAAATTTCCCTTCATTATAGCGATCCGATTAGCTTTCAATCAGATACGTTAGATCTCATCTTCCCCGATATCGGGGACCAGATTATCACCAATAACAAGGTCAAGAAGGGGATCTGGATACAGGTGATAATCGACCAGTACAATCGGGACTACCTTGGGTCGCACACTCAACGTGATCTGGGAACTTTCATGATAGACCAGATCAAACAGCGTGGTCCACCCAGTCAGACCACCATCATGGCTACTGCGGTGCCTATCAGCAGTCACATCAAGCTGACGATTCAGAACAAGGTCATTCCCGCAACGAGCTTGAAGGACGTGGTTACGAGGATTGCTAGACAGAATGGACTCGACCCTGTGTGGGATGTTAAAAATCCGAACAAAGACAGGAAACTCTCCCAAGTACACCAATACAACGAATCGGACCTGACGTTGCTCTCCAAACTTCTCAAGCAGAACGCTCTATCGATAAAGATCAGTAATGGCAAGCTGATAGTCTTCGATGAACAGGAATACGAACTGAAACCTGCGGTCTACAAGATTGACTTTACCCGACCGGGAGCGGGAATCGGCATGACAGAGTGGGAACTGACCACACAGTCACAGGACATCTACAACACGTCTCAAGCTGCCTACTTCGATCCTGCGACGGCTCAATTAGCCGCCGCTAAAGCGACTGATCCCATGCAGACCAGTGGCAGCGGGGAACAACTGAATACGACCGATTGGCCCTATCTACAACCAGAGGTCGGCGGTGAAGAGATCGGTGGGGGACAATAATTATGAACTGGGAAGCAATAGCTACAAATTACGCACTCCAATTAGCGCAACTCATCACTCCCGGCGCAATTGGTGCGACAGCCGGAACAAACGGAAATCCCGGTAATTTTGCATACGGGTATTGGCTCTACACTTCAGGAAGAGCCGCATGAGCCATCGTCAGCAAGAGGAAGAGGTTCAAGGTGCGATATTCCTGTTGGAAAACAGTGTCTTCGCGTTCTATCTGACTGCACCGATACTGGACCGTCTCGTCGTTGAATTGGTGGAAGGCAAAATCAGTCAAGCCGAACACGAAAAGCGACTGAATGAGGAAGTGAGGGCGGCCCGAATGATCTTGGTCCGAGACAGTCCACGTGTTGAGGTGACGGGGAACACGCTCGGATGTCTGGCTGAATTCACAATACCGGGGACCAGATTCGAGCACCGACTCTGCTACACTTACGCGATGTCCCTTGAGGCCCGACCAATCTAGTGGAGGGCACCCCAAAAAAATGGCTGGCGTTGTTTAACGGGGTGCGAGGAGGAGGCACGGTGGTCCACTTTGTGCCTCTTCCTCTGCCAGCAAAAACAGCCAAATTGGCTGTTTTTGACACGTGTCAAAAACAAGCGTTTGAAACAGTTGTTTGAATGCAATTCAATGCAATGAAACGTGTGTGGGTGCTAACGAAGATCCTACAATTGTGAGGATCTTCAGGACGGTGTCCAGCCCGTTAGGACAATAACCGTCAATAGAATTTCGCCCAAGACCAGAAGGGCGAAGGCAATCGCGAACACGAAAAAGTCGCTGTGCTCGTTTGAGTGGAATATCATACCCACAATGAGTATAATCATTATAGGGCGAAATGCAAGACGCCTGTAGCCTCATCCGCGTCAAAAACAACACTCTGTTGGGTGGCTTTCCTTTTCTTTTCGGCATCCCCCTCCCCTTACTGGACGTGGGTGGATAAAGACGGCGGTGGGTGGAGGTGTTAACAGTAGCGTTAACAATGGCTCCCTTGGGAATCATTGAAATCGTCGCTTCTCTCTGCGGGAGAAGCACTTAAAGATCATAAAATACTACGGGCGCTCAACCATTCGGTTCGAGCGCCCGCAATTAGACTTTCAGAATTAGACTTTCAGAATGTGATTCTAGTACTGTCTTTT